AAAACAACATTACCTAAACTAGCTAACTTGGCATATTCTGTTTCATATGCACAGCAGTTAAAAGATCCTGAACAGGCTCAAACCACACCTACAACAACCACACCTACAACGACCACACCTCAAAATACTAAACCTGAGGTATCTCAAGCTTCAACACAACAAGCTAAAATGACTGCCGCTCAAATCACTAAGTTGATGCAAGGGTTGAATACTAGACAAAAACAAGCTGTATTGAAAAACTTACAAGCAGAATTAGGTAAAAACACTCAACCTACTATTTCTGTAGGCAAACAAAAGAATAGTAAAAAAACAGTTGACCCTTCAGATGCACGTTTATTAGCAGTAGCAAAACAACAGGGTAAGATTTAAATGAACTTGACAGAAACATTAGCTTATCTTAGAAATAAGGTAGATAATATTACCAATGTTATAACGGAAGATAAGGGACACTTAGACCACCCTGAAGATTTAATATTCTTACGTGGTGTTCAAGGTGCCAATCAAGCTGTTCAAGCAATGGCTGATACCGTAGCTAAACCAGAAAAAGTAACAATCAAATGGGATGGATATCCTGCATTGATTTTTGGTCGTAATAGTAATGGCAAGTTTACTATATTAGACAAACATATGTTCAATAAAAAAGATGGCAGTGGTCGTCAAGTATTCAGTCCAGAACAGTTTGCACAATATGACCAAGCACGTGGAGTAAATAGGTCAGACTTACATCAGTTGATTGCACAGATATGGCCTGGACTAGAAAAGTCTGACAGAAGCAAGGGTTATTATTGGGGTGATTTGTTATTCAGTAAACCATTAGTAGAAAAGAACGGCTTATACACATTCAAAGCAAACCCTAATGGCATTACATACACAGTAGATGCAAATAGTGATTTAGGTAAGTTTTTTGATGGAAAAAACTCTGGTATCGTAGTTCATCAATATATTGCACCCGACGCACTAACAACTGACCAAGCTACTCCGTTAGATGGCACTATTGGCAAATTAAAAAATAATAGTGATGTAGCTATATTACCTGCTAAAATGCCGATCACTCCTAAACTAAAAATCAGTTCTACTCTACTTAAGAAAGCACAAGCAACTATACAAAAATATGGTCAAGCAGTAGAACAGTTAATGACAACTGCACCGCAAGCTAGAAATACGTTCAATCAACTATTCACCACATACATTAATAAGCGTATTGTAGCAGGGGACTTGAATGAGTTGTTAAATGGTTTCATGGAATACGTTAACTCTAGGCCAATGACTGATAAAATGCGTGAGAAAATTAATCAGCACTTAACTGCCAATAAAGCAGGATTAGTTGGTGCATTTAGTATATGGGTAGCTATCTACAATCTTAAAATGAACATTGTGGAACAGTTAAACAAAGCCGCAATGACAGCACCTGTCAAAGGTTATTTGCAAGATGGCACACAAACACAAGAAGGTTTTGTTAGTAACGGTCTTAAATTTGTAGATAGAATGGGCTTTAGTCGTCAAAATTTGGCTGGAAGACAATAGCCAAAACCGACATTTTTTTGCACTTGGCATAAATAGTAGTATGAATCTATACGATTCAAAACTTTTAAAGGAATTTCATTATGGCAGGTTTTACAAGAACACACGGCGATGCACAACCAGTATTCGCAATTGACGTACAAAATGGTCCAGTAGCTCCAACAGCATCTGCTGACGGCACGACTACTAATTTATATGGCCCAGCACTAGACTTCTTCGGTTTTGACTTAGGCGCCGCTCCAACAGCACAATTAGGTGTTGACGAGATGGTTGCACAAGTTATGGTTTCTATCGAACAATTAGCTACAGTTGCAATCTATGCAGTTCAAGCTACAGCAAACACAACTAATATGTCTGTTGCTGTTTATCCAGTTGGCGCATACACAGCGGCTGCACTACAAGCACAAGTTCGTGCTCTAGGTACAGTTAATGGTTATGACTTATCTGGTGCTGTTGTTACTAACGTTGGTTTCCGTTTAGCTTCTACAGCTACAAGCGCAAGCTAATCAGAAGTTTAACTTCAAAGAAATCCGAGATTTATTCTCGGATTTTTTTTGCCTCTAAATACAAGTATGAGTTTTAAAGTAAGTTGTTATACACTGTTTGATATCACACAGACAGGTATTGTGAATAGAAGCCGTCCCAATCCCGAAGACGATGCTGAATTATGGTTGCACAAAAGAAACACACAATGTAACTTTGATACGATTGTTCAGGCTGTTTCACTACGTAGTCAGCCGGAAAACATCAGTATACCAACATCTACTAAGATTAAGTTTGATGAGTTTGAGAATTTTGGATTCTTGTTAGAGAACGATGAGCAAGTAATTTGCTGGACCTTTGATTTTGATATACAACACCCTAGCGTGTTTAATGATGGTAATTCTGAATTAGGGTCACTATATTCCGACTGTGATAGTGTACCTATGATTAAAACTAAAAATGCTTGGGATAAATTACCCGCGTTTTTAGATTCATCTGATGAATTAAGAAATATTTATTTTAAGGTATTAAACAATGAGAATTGATGTTAATAAAATTGATAAAAAATTAGATAAAATGATAAAAACGTCAGAGTTTGCTAAATTACAAGATGTTGTGATTTTTAAAGACACTGATGGTACATACAGTTTGTTTAACAAATATCATATTAAAAGGAAAGATGCAACTGATATAGTTGTATCTTTAAATAACGGAGATGACGTTAACTCTTTTTTTAGTATGAAGAATGCAGTATGTTGGTGTGTATTAGATAAGATAGGTAAATATCAATTAGCAGACAGAGTTATTAATTTAGATATGAATTTAAGTAGCATAGAAGTGCATATATCTATACATTCTAAATTATTTAAAAAGGCTAAAAAAACGGAAGATAAGCTAATATACCTAGCAAAACTAAACCAAGATAAATTGCAGAAAACTGCTATGAGTGAAGAATTGAGTAAATATATACAAGATTCTTACAATTGGCAGCAAAAAAGATTTGGGTTAAAAGCCGAACATTAAATGAAAAAAAGATAAATACTTTATATTAGTCTTGGAATACAACTATGAAATTAACTGATTTTGACAAAAACCCAATCGAGAACGCAACTAGAGCGTTAAAAGAGCATTACAACGTTCCGTTTAATGTTCGTAAAATGTCTTATGCCCAAGCAAGAGATATGCTTCACAAAGTTCGCGGTCTAATGACTGAAACAAAGAAATCTACAGGTTTTTATGAAAGCCAACAGAATTCTTCATATCTAAAACTTGTATTTATGGAACAGGCATTAAGCAAGCATTTTGCTGAAATCAGTCTACGTAAACCACGTATCGTTGTAGAGAATGAAGAAGTTGAAAAGTCACAAGTTGTTTTGGCAGCTCAAGATTTAGTAGACCAAGTTCAGAAAATGGTTGAAGAAGTATCTGATATGTTAGTAAAAGAATTACCGGCGTTAACTGATAGTGTTCAATCTGAAATTGGTGTTAACGAAAGTGAAACATTCAATCAGCAAGTTTCTGAAGCATTGACTTCACTACAAGCCGCATTGACAACAAGTCAATCAACATTGAAGTCAGCATTGAATGGTATCACTGGTCAAGGTGGTGCTGAAGCTTTTGATGCCGGTGACGATATGGGTGGTGCTCCTGATATGGGTGCTGAACTTGATGTTCAAGAACCACTTCCAGGTGGTGGCGAAGAAGAAATGAATCTTGACCTTGAAGCTCCAGAAGAAGAACCTCTAGGTGGTGTAGGTCGTTCTAAGAGATAATCATGCGATTGTATGAATTTGACGGCAGTCCTCTATTAGTTAGATTGGTAGCTACTACTAGCCAACTTAAGAGTGAAATTGACTCCGGTGAAGTACATAGCGATTGGACAGTCCCAGAATTGTTGCAATATTATAGAGATAATGATATAGTTATTGACAAATCTGATTTATATGATATGATTAAAAAACCCCCACTAAACAAGAGTATTGCAAACATTCAGGGCGATAATGTTATTTTTAAAGGTAGTGAGCCTGCTCCGGCAGCACAGCCTGATGAGAATCAAAAAATCGTAGCACAAATGGCACAAAACGCAATGCAACAACCGCAATGATTAGTATAACCGACAAAGCGTCAAACAAAATAAAACAAACAATACAAAAACGAGGCAAGGGCTTAGGTATCCGTATAGGTGTAAAAACTACAGGATGCTCGGGTCTTGCTTATGTGCTTGAATATGTTGACAACCCACTAGAATACGATATTAAAGTAGACTGCAATGGTTGTACTTTATACGTTGATCCAAAAAGTTGTGCATACGTTCAAGGTATGATTATTGACT